CAGTAAAGGCTTGCTCAGTAAATCGAGCAATACCCATCAATACATTGCGAGTGTTAGGTGGAACGATGAGGAAACGATCCGTCATAGGAACGTCATTGTCATCAAGTCTCTGGATTGATCTACGGATACCACTATCACCAAGCGCAGCAGCGTTTGAAGTTGTTGAGTTGTATACCGTTGCACCAGTTGAACCAATGAAAGCGTTGGTTGAAGCAGCAGCAGTAGCGTAGTCAGAAGTACCGACAACACCACCATTAACAGCACGACCAAGCTGGATAAGGTCTGTATCAACTTGTTTAGCAAGAGCGTAACCAGCGTCATCCGTGTAGAATCGTCTGAGAGAGCTAAGTGCTTGAGTCTCTACGATATCCTCGATCAAACGTGAGTACTCGTAGTGTTTGTTGATAAGAACTTGAACTTCTGACTCAGTTGCAGCAATTAGTGTAACTTGAGTAGAAGCTGACTTTGCAGAAGCAGAACCACGAGTAGGCTTCGGAATGTGAAGCGTATCGCCTTTCTTACCTTTGAAAGACATTTTAGAGAAGAGATTAGCAGCAACAAGATTCTGCTTGTAAGCTGCAACGATTTCGTCACTCCAGATTTCTGGGATAAATTTATCCGCAGTAGTCTTGGTGACATGATTAGTACCAAGTGCCATTTTATATTCCTTTCGGGTTAATAGACTCGACCCTCATCATAAGCTAGTAGGATCTCGTCTGCGTTAGCATAGTATTTTTCAGGGTTTGTTCTTAGAAGATCTTGTAGAGCTTGACGACTGTATCTTTTCTTAGAACCAACACTAGAAGCACCAGTGTCAACCGCAGCAGCTTTCAAAGACTTAGTTCTGGCTTGTTGTGAATCAGGTGTTATAGATGGCTGTGCTGATTGTTTAGTTCCTGAAAGACTTTTCCAAGTACTAATCAATTCAGAAGCAGCGTCTATATCATAACCATCATCTGCCTCTTTATAAAGTCTTTGCCTGACAGGTGAAGAACTAACCCATTGTTGGAACTCTGGGTTTTGTACTACTTGCACATAATCAGGATGTTGTTGTTGTAGCTGTTGTTGAATCGTTTGAGCCTTCAATAAGAGGGCTTGTTCTTGTGCTTGCTTAATCGTTGGATGATTAGAAATATATTCATCCATTGATTTTGTTGGACTCCTAAAGAACTTGTCATCAGGGTCTTCAACTTCTTCTTGATTAGGCTGTCTTTCTGCTTTACTTTTGAGAAGTTCCCGTTTCATCATTTCATCAAAGAACTTTCTATGCTCACCAACTTCCTGAGCTTGACGTCCAATCAGCTTTTCAGCTTCCTGGTGCATCCTTGCTAGTTCTTCAATGCTTTTACCCTTGTATTTATCAGGTAAACTACTTTCAGGTTTTTCCTCTGTAGCAACTTCTTGCTCTTCGGGAGCCTGTGCTTCTACCTCTTGTTCTTGAGCAGGATTTTCATCTTCTCCTACTTCATCGGGTGTAAAATCTAAATCTTGTTGTAACGGATCCTCAAATTTAGCCATATATAAACGCTCCTGTCACTATGTGATTGTAGGAATAAAAAATATCACTGGACGCTTCAGCCTGTTCTGCGTTTTTCAGCGATTCTTGTTGCCTCTTCGTGTTTCCTAGCCCAGGCATCTGCAGCCGTTGGAAAGTCACCAGTGACTCCCTCTAGCGCAATGCGTGGTGCTGAGATAATCCTCAGAGACATACATTGACAAAAAGGACACTCTACAGCGTTTACCTCTTCATCAATATACTTTTCTATAGTGTGACCTTCGCCACACCTAAACTCAAATATCCTTTTGCTCATTGTTCAGTTGCTCCCAACTCTCCTCAGACAGTTGTTTTAGAGTTCTGACCCAATGAAGGACATCTAACTGACCTTTCCTAAGGTTTAGCTCTTCTAAACTCTTAGTAGCCAGTAGGTTATTTCTTTCTTCAATCATTTTTTCAATGTCAACTATTAAATCTTTCCATCCTTTAGTTGACATCATGTCAAATCTTGCTTCATAATACTCTTGGAGTTCTTTATCCAAAATGGAGTCCTCTATCAAGTTAGAATAGTGCATTATACCATAAAATTACTTGTTTGTCAAGTATTTTATTGCGTCATTCTTCTTTTTTCTACCATCTGCTTGTCAACAATCCTCTCTTTAGACTCTATGTCTTTTTCTTTCAAGAGGATGTCAGCAATCTTAGCTCTCTTAGCAAACTCATTAGAATCTTCATCCTTAATGTTAGCTGACAGATTCCTAATCATGTCAGTCTTAACCTTATCTTCCATTAAGGATGCTTCAACCATCAGCTTCTGCGCTCTAGCTTGTGCCTCTTGAGCATCAGCCAGTGATTCTTGCGCTCTAGCATTGAGTTCAGCAGTCTGAGCAGCAAGGAACTGCATCTGAGCCTGTTGAGCTTGCATCTGCATCTGTTGAGCTTCAGGATTAGGCTGAGACATCTGGTCTAACTGAACCATCAACTGTTCTTTGTTCAACAATCCAGAAGTAGCGACAATGCTCTTTAGGATTAGAGGTACAATTGGAGAGTTAGGTCCAAGTGTCTGTAGTAATCCAATCAACTGTTGTTGTTCATGTTCTCTAGCTATAGCACCAATAGAAGACATAGTAGTAAACTTAAAGTCTTTCATTGGATATCGCTCTGGATCAAATTGCATATATCGGTATGCAACTTTCTTCACCATAGGAATAATGAAGTCATCCTGAAACGATGCCATCGCCACCTTGTTCTTTTTGACGATAGCAGACATGGCTAGTGACATACCCATACCATTGTTCTGTCCTGCTGTAGATGCTGCACTCTTGACCAACTCTGCCGAGTCTAGTGTGCCTGTAGCTTGCAGCAGCATTGCTTCAAAACCTTTGGCTGTTTCATAGTTTGAAGCATCTGTAGATCCAAACTTAAACGGTTGCAGGATTTCAGCAGGGTTTCCATTAGTCAGTATGTTTTTACCAGGTTTGACTTCAAACTTCATGCCTCTTGGCAATCTTGTCGCATCTATACCCATCATAGGTGCAGTGGTTAGGGCTAGGGAGTCCATATGGCTTCGTAGTTGGGCATCAATAGCTTTTTGCATATTGTAAGCCTTCTCTACAGTACCGACTCCGTAGAACCTCCCTGGGCGCACCTCTGGTCGATATATGACGATAGGTCTGTCTTCCATCATGTACGGAGAACGCTCTGCCTTGAGTAGTACGCCATCGTTAGCGATGACAATAACTGCTTCTACAAGGTCAGCTAAGTTTGATTTCTCCTCATCATCTGGGAAGAGTTCTTCTGCCCTCTGTTCTACTTCCCCAGATCCCTCTAAGAGTTCTCTAGGAACTAGCCCGTAGTATCGAATAACTTTAACCTTATCGTCTTGGTAGTGTGATGACTCAATCTGTGAAGCCTCTAAGTCTTCATCATCAAACTGAGGTGACACATCTACATCACGATACACACCAGAGGCAATACCTCTGATGATTTGGTGGTAACTGACGTATTCTTCAACACCTACACCTAGTGATTCATCTACAGAATCAGCATTTGGGTCAACCAATAGGTTTCTAGGGTTAATTGGCTTGATTTTAACAGAAACTTTCTCTCTTTCTGTCACACCTACCTCTGCTATGCCCTGTTCAGGCATATTTTGAGTAGTAGGTACTCTATCTAGCTCAGTTTTAACTAAAATCTCACCTACGCCAGTACCGTAGATCTCTGCAAGTTTAACAATAGAGGAAACATTGTTTAAATAAGCATTATTATGAGTATCCTCTATCAATAATCCTTGCATTACCTCTATATCAACAGAATCTTGATCTAGTGAATCATCACTTATTTCAAAGAGTTTACCAGATCCTGCAAAGCCTTCCATAGTTTCTGCAACCCTGTTATCAACAGCTTGACGGGTGGCAGGACTAATGATTTTACTACGCTCACTATCCCTTGTACGATCTTCTGCAGCCCATATACCATAATATATCCTTTCATACTCGTCCCATTTAGTTTGATAATTAGTATCTCTCCAGTCTCTCCACTTGTCACAGTGGTCAACTACGAAAGATACCAGATCTTTTTCATTCTGAGCCTGATAGTCTTCTTCTGAGTTAAATACGTCTTCTTTATATTCTTCAGCCATGTTATTTCCCAAGATTATATGAATCAATAAACTCTTTTAAATTTTTGCTTTCTAATGGTGTTCCTTTTTTATAGCCACCTTCAGCATATTTAATTGCTTCTTCTTTTGACTTCATTGGAAGAAAGTTACCAGTTCTTAAATTATACTGCATTGCTTCTCTACCATCTTTGAATTCATACAACTCACCAGAAGGTAAACGAACAATAGTTGGAAAAACATACCAATTACCAGTATCTTCATCTAACTCTGCTGCCATTTCATGTGTAGAAATTAAACCATTACCTCTATCTATATAAGGATAGTTTTGAGGATTCATTATTCTATCTATAAATTCTGGAACAGTAGCCATCTAGTATCCTGATATAATGTCTAATGGTTCGTAATCATCGTTGTAATCTTCAAAATACACTGCTGCATTAGCAATATGTGCTATCAAACTCAGTGAATCCACCATGTCA